GCCCTTCGGCGCGTCGAGGTGCTCGACGCGCCGAAGGGCAAGGCGGCCTCCTGATGGTGTCGATGAAGATCGTTCGCAAGCGGCACAAGAAGCTGCCCACGACGATCGCCGGGCCACGCCGCGTGAAGGTCGGATTCCCCAAAGGGGCAGCCAGCGCCAGCAATATCGAAAAGGCCGTCTGGAACGAGTTCGGCACCAGGGGCGGCGCTTCCGGCGGTGGCTGGGGCGGGCCGATCCCGGAACGCCCGTTCATGCGCAATTCCGTGCGCGCCAATCGCGGCAAGTACCGTGATGCCCTGAAGACGTCGGCGGCGAAGATTCTGCGCGGCGAGACGGGGCTGTCCATCGTGATGAATAAGCTCGGCATCCTAGCCCAGGGCGATATCCAGAGCGAGATCACGGCGCTGTCGTCGCCGCCGAACAGCCCGGTGACGATCGCCCGCAAGGGCTCCAGCAAGCCGCTGATCGACACCGGGGCGATGCGCAGTTCTGTATCGTGGAAGGTGGACGAATGACCTCGCTCGCCGGCTCCGGCATCGACAGGCGCGCCGTCAGCGTCACGCGCACCCGCCGGTCCGCCGGCTCCTATAACGCCGATGGCGACTTCGTGCCTGGGACACCGACGACAGGGACGATCCTCGCCGTGGTGCAGCCGGTTTCCGGCCGCCAGCTTATGGACCTGCCGGAGGGCGTGCGCAGCGAGGCCCGCTGGTTGGCGTGGTCGCGCGCCGAGATCAGGCTCGACGACGTCATCGTCGCGGGCGGGCTCTCGCACCGCGTGATCTATGTCTGGCCGCGCGCCGAGGGTGAGTTCTACCGGGCCGCCATGGGCGAGCTCGGGGCATGAGGGACACCGAGGTTCATTCCGCCTTCGTGCGCTGGCTGACGTCGATCGCCGCCGGCGTGAAGGTGATCAAGGCCTATGGCGACGGCGCCCGACCGGCGCTGCCGTACCTGATGGTCAACCAGACGACCATCGCCGAGGTGCGCGCCCATGCGCAGCGCGATGCCTATGACGCCGAGGACACCGCCGGCGAGATCGTTGCCCGCCCGCTGATCGAGACCGAATGGACGATGTCCGTGCACGCGCTCGGCGTGGCGCCGACAGAGCTGCTGCGCCCGGTGCGCGCCGCCGCGATGCTGGCGCAGAAGAACGAGCCGCTGATGCCCGGCCTGCATGTGCAGGATGTCTCCGCGATCCGGTTCGTGCCGGAATATGTGAACGAACGCTGGGAGCCGCGCGCCCAGATGGACGTCTTCCTGCGCGGCATGGTCGACGACGGCTTCGTCATCGATGTGATCGAGACCTACGCGTTCGAGTTCGAGCGCTCCTGACCTCTCCGACATCCGCCCGCTTAGGGGCAACAAGCGAAAGGGCCGCCCATGGCACGCCTCCCGTATTCGCGCGTCGTGAACGTGACCATGACGCGCAATCAGCAGTTCCCGAGCCGGCGCGGCTTCGGCGTCCCGCTGTTCCTCACGACCCAGAACATGGCCTCGATCCTCGGCTCCAACCTCACCAAGACCTATGGGTCGATGGAGGAGGTCGCTGCCGACTTCGATGCCGGCGACGAGTTCTACGATGCCGCCCTCCAGGCGTTCGGCCAGAACCCGCGCCCGCTGCAGATCAAGGTCGGCCAGCTCACCGGCGGTACCGGCTACGACGCCGATGCTCTCGCGGACGATCTCGACGCGATCTACGACGCCGACAACGAGTGGTACTGGATCTCGATCGAGGCGGCCCTGCGCGATGACGCCGCCCTCGACGGCCTGATCGCGTGGACCGAGGCGAAGCCCAAGCTCGCCATGATCGACTCCAACGATGCCGGTCACGAGAGCCAGGCCAACACGACCTGCATCTCGGCGCGCCACAAGGGCACCGTGGAGCGGACGGCGGTGTTCTATCACACCGACGTCACCCTCTATCCGGCCTTCGCGCTGGCGGCCAAGCTCGGCACCTTCAACTTCGACAATGCCGGCTCCGCCTACACCGGCAAGTTCAAGAACCTTGCCGGCATTTCGGCGCTGAACAAGGGCTCCGCGGTGGTGCAGGCCATCACGGGCTTCACCCCGGCGATCGGGCAGGCGACCTCGACCGGCCACCTCGCCAACACCCACATCGACATCGGCGGCCAGATTTTCACCGCCGAAGGCTCGGTGCTGAAGCCGAACGTCTTCATCGACGAGATCCATGCCACGGACTGGATCATCGCGCGCACCGAGGAGCTCGCGCTGGCGACGCTGCTCAACAACGCCCGCGTGCCGTTCACCGACGCCGGCATGGAGATGCTCGCCGCGGCGCCGCGCACCGTGATGCAGATCGCCAATCAGGCCGGCCTCATCGCGAACGATCTGAACCCCGAAACCGGCGAGTACGAGCCCGCGGTGGTCTATGAGATTCCGTCGGTGTTCTCGGTGCCGGAGGCGCAGCGCAAGGCTCGTATCGCTCCGGCGATCAAGGTGACCTTCCGGTACGCCGGCGCGGTCCACTACACCACGGTGAACTTTTTCATGGTCTTCTAAAATGACCTAGCCCGCCGATTGTAGGCTTGCTCCGACTTCGTCGCCCATCGGCAGTTCCATGGGGCGTACGGTCCATCGTTGTCCACCCGGTCAATCGAGTGGGAAGGTGAAGGCCGTCGCCCCATGTCCGCGAAGAACGCCTCAAAGCTGCTGCGCCAACTTTCGCAGATGTAGATTCCGCGAGCACCGTAGTAGGGGTACCCGTGATTCGCCGGGTTTTCGCAACGCTGAATGATGCCGGCCCAGCAATTGTATTCTGGTGTGCGCCTCATCCGATGAGATGCGTGTCGACCTGCCTTCAGCGTTTCGTCGAAATAGCAGCCGCAAGACGATGTCCGACCAGCCTTAAGGTTGCCACCATCAACAATCGTCTCGCCGCCGCATTCGCAGTGGCAGCGCCATGTTGTACGCTTCCTGATCGTCTTATGGCGAGCAATTACTGTCAGGCGCCCGAACCGTTGACCGGCGATATCGATAAAGCGCCGCTCTGCAAGCTGCTCGTTCTTCATGCAGCCGCACGACAGGCTCTTCGCTGCGGTCAGGCTGCTTTTCGCAACGGCCTTCTCTGCTCCGCAGTCGCATATGCAGTTCCAATAGTGGTGCGGGCCGCGCGGGCCGGCATAGCTAATGACGCGCCACCTCCCGAAGGTGAGCCCGGTCAAGTCTTTGAAGCTCTTGTGAGTTGGAATAGGAAAGGCATCAGCCATCTCGACCTCCTTCAAGGTTGGGGCTGGTTAGGGCCGACGCGGTGCTCGCAACACCAAATCGGCCCGCCCTTTCTAGCAGCAAAGCACTGAAATTTCACGCAGAAAGGGTCTGAGGATGGCCAGCTATTCGCATAAGAACGTCACCGCGACGATCGACGGTCAGCGGGTCCAGGGCTTCTGGGATGGCGACGACGCCATCGTGGTGGAGCCTGTCGAGGATGTCGGCACGATGATGGTCGGGGCCGATGGTGTAGGCCTGTTCTCGCAGCGCGCCGGGCGCCCGCATACCATCACGATGCGGCTCCAGCACACCAGCCCGGCGCACCGCCTCCTGCACCAGAAGTGGCGCGCCCAGCAGGCCGTCGGCGTCCGAGTTCGCTCGTTCAAAGTCACGCTCATGGACGTCGACAGCGGCGAGGGCGGCGTCGCTGCGGAGTGCTACATCCAGAGCGCGCCGAGCGATCAGAAGGGCGTCAACGCCGTCGCCCGCGAGTGGGTGATCGTCACCGCGGACTGGACGCCGGAAGTCCCGAACGCGGCGTGACAGCCGCGACGGGCCTTTCCTAATCCAACACCACCGAGGGCCAAATGGCTGAAAAGAAGATCAACGGGCGGACGTTCAAGACGTCGCCGCTGCTGGCGACCGCCGCCATCGTGCTGCAGGCGCGCCTCGCCAATGTCGCCGGGCCGGCGCTGTCCCGCTTCGGCGAGATTTTCGCCGGCGCCGGGCCGAACGCCTCAGCTGAGGATAAAGCCCGCGCCAACGGCGCCGCCATCGCGGCGTTCTGCGACATCTTTTCCAAGACCGACCCGCACGCGTTGGCGGCTCTGGTGAAGGACATCGTCGAGACCGCCCAGATCCAGCGCCCGTCAGGCTACGATGCCATCGACTTCGACGGCGACTTCTCCGGCGAGCACCTCAAGGACGTCATTCCCGTCGGCGTCTGGGTCTTGCGGGAGCAGTTCGGGGATTTTTTTTCCGGGCTCACGGCGAGTGGCAGCCTCGTGAAGCCGGGCGGGGCCTGAGCGAATCCGAGATCAAACGGATCGCGCCCAACCTGAACATGTTCCTGTGGCGACCGATCCTCGCCGACCCCCCAATCTATACCCAGCGCGACCTCAAGGAGTGGGTCACGCTGATCGACGTCATGGACGCCAATGAGGCGCTCGACCTGCGCGGCGCCATGACCGAGAAGGCGACCGCGAAATGAGTGGGTCCTCACTTCATCAGCTTCAGTTCCTTGGCGTAGTTCGTCGCCATCTCGCATGTAGATGCTTCGGTGTTCGACTTCGCGATGAAGTCGCCGATGATGGTGAACGTCGCCGCGACCGCTTCATCGTGCATCGCGGAGAACATCTTCGCGTCCATGTCCCCGCCGCGCTGGCTTTCGACCATTTCGGTGCGCAGAGACTTCAGCCGGGCCTCGTTTAGCCACAGCTTGCAGGGCCGCTGCATGATGAGGACGGTGATGATCTTGTCGTCCTTGCTAGAGCCCTGTCCCAGCGCCGGCGCCGTCATCAGAGCGGCGGCGGACAAGGCGGCGACGAATGCCCATGATCTCACGGTAGAGCCTCTCGAATGATCGTCGACGAGCTGATCGCAATCCTGGGCTACGACGTCCAGGGAGAGGAGAATCTTAAACGCTTCAACCGTGGTCTGAAAGAGGCTGAAGACAACGCCCGCGCGCTCGCGGAGCGGATCGGCCGCGGCGTTGCGATCGCCGGCGCTGCGATGGCCGCCGGCCTCGGCTTGCTCGGCAAGGGCGTGCTCGATACCGGGGCGAAGTTCGAAAGTCTCGGCGTCCGGCTGGAGGCGTTGGAGGGATCGGCCGAGAAAGGCCAGCAGGCGCTCGAATGGGTCCGCCAGTTCGCCGAGGAGACGCCGCTATCGCTTTCCGAGGCTGCCGACGCCTACGCGCGCCTCAAGACGTTCGGAATCGACCCGACGAACGGATCGCTGCTCGCCGCCGTCGACACGATGGCGATGTCCGGGCAGGGGGCGGCCTATCTCAGCGGCATCGTGCTCGCCATGGGGCAGGCCTGGACGAAGCAGAAGCTCCAGGGTGAGGAGGCATTGCAGCTCATCGAGCGCGGCGTGCCGGTCTGGGACCTGCTCGCCGAGGCGATGGGCAAGACGGTGCCGGAGGTTCAGAAGCTTTCCGAGCAGGGCAAGCTCGGGCGTAAGGAGATGAAGCTCCTCTTCGACGCCATGGGCAAGCGGGCGGAGGGCTCGTCGGCGAAGATGGCGCGGACATGGACCGGGCTCATTGGCCGGCTTGGCGACAAGTGGGAGTCGTTCCTCAAGCTGATAGCCGATGCCGGCGTCTTCGAAGAGACGAAGCGCATCATCGAAAACACGCTCGGCACGATCGAGCGATGGTTCACCGACGGCCGAGCACAGCGAGCGGCCCGGTTCTTCAGCGACATCTTCATCAGCATCGCGCGGGCCGTCGATCGCGTCTCAGGCCAGATCGCTCGGCACATGCAGTTCATCGTCGACAACATCGACACCCTGCGGCCCTACCTCTACGGGCTTGCGGCGGTTTTTGGTGTCCTGCTGGCAGCAACCTTCCCGGTCACGACGGCGCTGCTCGGCATCGCGGCCGTCATCGACGACATCCTGACCTATCTCGAGGGCGGGGATAGCGTCTTCGGCGACTTCGTGAAGTGGCTACAGGACG